GCAATCATTGTGTCCCAATAATTGTTCTCTTCATCAAAGTTATCCCTTGGATCTGGAGGACTGCTGTCCCAACTTGCATCAACATCAGTAGGATTAGGAAGTCCCACAAACGAATAGAAAGAGTTGCTAGTGGATGCTACACTAGCAACAAAATCCTTTGCGTTTAAAATACGAAGTTGATCAGTTATAATCGCAGCCATTTTTGCGTAGTTTTTTACTTATTTATTAGTTATGTTGTAGAGAATCCTCTAAGTTTGAGAGGTTCTACTCTGCTAACAACACCACCGGTAGCGATACCAGATGTGCCTCTAAGAGTATATGCATCAAATGCTGCAGCATTTGTTCTACCACCTAATGTAATTTTACCCCAAGAGAACTCACCATAGAACTCCGTAAGTCCAATCCCAGATATATCACCGAGATCTTCAACACTTACTGTCACTCTCTTGACATATGTGATACCCACACCAGCAACAGCAGTTGTAGCAACAGAGACTGCTGCAACTTCATAGACAGCATCAAGGAATTGAGTCGTAACACCCAACGTTCCGCCAGGTTGATAAAGAGAAGTAACACCACTTCCAATATTGCTGTTCTTGACAGTAAAGTAATCACCAACTGAAATATCACTTAAAGTAACTGCAGTACCAACAATTTTGGTGTCGCGTAAGAAGGACTCGATTGGAATAAAGAAATCCATTACAAATCCAGTTGATGCAACTCCAACAGAAGTAGAAGTCAATCCAACAATATCACCAAAGTCACCTTCATAAAGTGTGGTTCTATTTGTTTCTTTGGTTGCCTTAGGAGCTTCAATCAGAACCTGAGGAACAGATGTTCTGGTGTATCCGACTCCAGGAGTAGAAACAGTGATTGCTGATACAGCATCACCAGTCAAGGTTGCAGTGGCAGTTGCTCTAGCAGTCGTACCAAGTCCTACAGGCGTTTCAATAGTGACGGAAGGAGCAGATGTATATCCAGTGCCACCGTAACCAATTGTGATAGATTCAACGGTATTTGCGATAGATACAACTGCAGTTGCCGCTGCCGCTACAAGGTTATTTTGTGAGATAATTTTGACTGTTTGTTGATTCTTGACAGTTTGATTTTCATCATCAGGATTAAAGAATGGAATGACACTTTCAACATAAATTTCAGTTGATCCAACACCAACTGACTGGATCAGATTAGTTCTAGGATTAATAAGTGCTGCATTCAGTATTCTAGCCTTACTGACGATCTTACCATTGATAACTTTATCAACAGTCTGCTTACACCAGGTTGCTGTGCGAGCGTGATCGGGATTAGAATCAATACCTCCTCCATAATATGGATTCGTTTCTACTGTGTCGGTAGCGAGAACTTCAGTTACTAATCTTGAACCTTGATCAAAAGAATTGGAAACAAGATCTTCATCACCTCTGATTGTGAGTAAGTCACCATCTTTTACAGTTTCAAGAACATCGCGGAAGGTAACATCAACATCACCACTGCCTTTGTAGAATAGAATCTTACATGTATCACCTGCGAATGCACCATCGTCAGAGCGTCCTTTAGGAGGTTCGCTGAAGTTAATTACGCTTCCTCCTGTAAATTCATACGCCTCTCCAGGAACCTGAAGAATGTCATTAATAAAGATTAATAGTGTAGACTCGACATCAATATTAGATCCTTTTCTTGCTCTAACTGTAACAGGAGATCCATTTCTCTTAAGGGTAAACGCTCTTCTAACACCATCAAATTCATTATTAATGTTGTCCAGTCTCTCCAATACACCGAAGTGCCATGCAGAGAACTTATCTGAATCAGTCTTGTCAATTGTAATTTGAAACTCTTCAAAGGTAAAGTTAGTGTCCGTAGGAATACCAGTTGCTCCGCCAGTTGCAACAGTGAGAATCTGTTTTGCTCCATAAGCATATCCAAAGTTTCTAATTTCAAAATCTATAACGCTAGATCCTTGTCCAACAACAATGTCAATTGTTGCTTCAGTTCCACCCACACCTGGTGACTCAGAAGAGTAAACTAAGGGAATGTTAGAGTATGACAGAGGAGCATCAAACACAACCACAGGTTCAGATCCAACTAGATATCCAGATCCAGGATTGGTGATTGCAACGCTTACGATATGTCCATTGCTTACGGCAGCAGTTCCAATAAATTCAATACCAGTTGTACCCGTGGACGATGTGTAGACTCCAACATTTACAGTCTGTGATCCTTGTCTATAACCAGAACCAGTTCTACCGATTGCGATTGATGTGATTGTTCCAGCAGTTGAGACAACAGCAGTACCACCTGCAGATATCAATGGTTGATATCCAAGTCCACCAGTTGAACCAACCGAAACGATGATTCCACCAACAGGAATATTTGCATTATTCGGATCATAAGATACTGATGTTGCAGTTCCAGCAAATGTTATGCTGCTGATACCACTACCTTCACTCAAGGAATAATCTTGAGGAGTACCCAACTCTCCAGTGGGCCCTTGGAATACACCGTTGATCAGAACTGCAGCATTGTTGGTAGAGAACCCAGTAACATTATTTTGTTCAGAAGTTAATGTGAATGTCTTTGTCTGAGCATCGAATTGATCAGCAATACTGTCAAAGACATAGTTAGTGTCATATGCATCAGCGGTGCTTCCAGTATTCTGAGATCTAAGGAAAGCTCTTCCTTGGAACTTAGAGTGAGTTGTTATACCAGTCCAATCTCTCTCGTCGGGAGGATTAGTTACAGAACCGATCGGCACAGGGCCTTGAGGTGCAGTATAGAAATTAATAGTGTTATCAATAATATTGTATGCACCATCAACCTTGGTTACCGCAACACCAACGGGGTGAGTTACAATTCCTGTTCCCATCCAACCACGATCAACTAACAGGGCATTGGTGGTTCCAAATCCAACAGTGTTAATCTTCATGATTTCTGCTTCGATCTGAATCAGATCAGCACCAAAGAATGATGTAACACCGATTGTCTCAATTATAGAATCACCAAGGGCAATTTCTTTATCTAAAGTTGTCGTGACAGCGGTAGATACGATTGGATTCTGGATGTAGTTATCAAGGGCGATTATACACTTTGTATTCTGTTTGGATGATGTAAATGTATGGAATGTTCCGAAACCAACTCCAGTAATTCCGATTGCAACAGGTGTGGTTGCAAGTGCATTTTCAGCAGAGGAAGCAAGTCTTACTGTTGCATCATTATCTTTGATAATGTAAACACTTGCATTGGATGGTAACAATGATGTTGTACCAATTCCCGCAAAAGAGGTAGGTTCAATAGCTACACGTACATGAGTAGCGATACCAACGGAATAATTAACAGGTTCTCCGGTTACAAAGAAGTGATCGGGTATTCTGATAGTGTCATTAGTAGTATTAACAATTGAGGTATCATGTCCATCAAAATTTCTAAGGAAAATGGGTTGTCCTTTATGAGTTAATCCAAATGCTCTCTTAACATCCTTAGCAGTTCCCTCATAGAAACCAAAACCAGCAGTGATAGAAGCGTTGTTAAGATCAATTTCATTATCAAGAGTGTTATCTACTTCAACCAATTGAATTGCATGTTGATAAACACGAATTTGAGTATCTACGCTAGCAGGAGGAGTGTACTGAAGATGTGTTTCAGTTGTTGTCATAAGAGCACTAATGGTGCCAATACCACTCCCTGTTGTTAGAGTTCCATATTCTGTGATGTAAGACTCTGAGTTGTCATTAAGAACAATGACTTCAGAGAATTGATATTGATCGTTAGTTGTATCTTCAATACTTACAATATAATACGCTGCCTGATAATCATTTTGTCCTCCACAAGTGTATGTGGCAATAGTATGAATGCCAGGAGACGAAGTGGATCCAATGGATGTATGGAAGGATTGTAGTGAACCAATGTTTTCTGTCCCTGATCCGATGATTGTGGATCCAACACCAACAGATTCAGTGCTAGACATTGATACTCGGATAGTGTTAGCAGTAAGTGCTAATCCAGCAGCAGGTGTGAAATTGACGTTTACAGTACCAGAAGACATACTGGCAGTATACGTTCCAAAATCTATTGCTGATACTCCTGTGTTTATTCTGCCATATTCAAGAAGATCAACAGTAGTTCCATCATGAATAACATTTAATTCATCACTTCCGAATCTACCGTCATTAGTTGTATACTCAACTAAAATCTTAGAAGATCTATAAGTAGAGGCAATTCCTACAATTGTTGTAGTAGAAGCTGCAGGTACATCAACTTGTGTAGAAGATATATCACAAATTTCTCCAAGTTCAAATGTTCCTACACCAGAAACATTTCTATCAATATCAAAACTCATCAAAGAGATATTGTAATCATTGGATGTAAACTTGGTTGGGAAGAACAGAAGTTGTCCCTCTGTACCAGAAATATTAAAATCAAAAGTTCCAAGATCTAATACGCTATCAACTCTTCCATAATTTACAACTGAAGCATTGGATCCATCTTGAATAATTGACACGAAAGAAGCTTGTCTTTCACCGGTAAAGAGTTTATCTCTAACAAATGTGAAAATCTTTTTAAATCCTTGATCAACTGGATATTTTTTAACAATACTAAATCGTGTGGGACGCTCATTATTGTTGAACGATGAACTAAAATCATCAATTGTAAGAACTCTATTTCCTACTGATTCAAAGAAATCAGTTAGAACTCTACTTTCCAGGAAAATTCTATCTGAATAGATTGTTCCAGAAGCAGTCTTCGAGTTCTCAGTTACGAGATCGAAATCGTGGTAACAATTTAAACTTATTCCTCCACCAAAGTCTCCACCTCCATATGTTGTGCTGGGGAGAACATCAACAACTAATGAGATTGTAGATGCTTCGTCTGTAAATACCCCAGAAAGAGCCTGCCTCTCATCAGATGATTCAATGATTAAATCACTAAACTTAAGGAATCCTGCTGTATGATTTAAAGAACTTACTGCATCATCCCAATCTTGTAGAGGAATCTTAGACTTAATAGCGTATGAGAAGTTTTGATAGTAAAAGTTATCTGGAATTCTCTGCTGATTATCATTAAAGAAACCAGTAGTTGAGTTCCATCCCTTTTCAACAATCGAAGAGGCCTCTGTTTCAATTTCAGAGTTATAATCGACTTTCGTCTTAACTCTTCCTTTAGTTCCTGATGTTTGTCCCTCAACTAAATCACCAACTTTAAAATCTCTTGATGTGGAAACTTTGAGGAGTTCAATTCTATTATTCCAACTATCAACTTTACCAACACCACTGTCTGATACAACTTGCTCACCAATCAAGAAATTATTCTTTCTTAATTTGATATCAAATTGAGGGAAGGAATTTTGATTTATAATTCTTCCTGCAGAGTTAGTAGAATCAAAATTACCTGCATAGAGATTGCTATCAATGATACCTGATAGACTAAAAGTAACAACACCTACACTACCTCCGAGGGGAATATTGACATCTGTAAGTGTAAACAGTTGATAATCATAATCTACAGAATTATATCCCACACCAGTTGATCCAACACCAACACTGACATTTTCAATCAGAACTTTATCGCCAACAGCGAAAGGTGATTGATCACTGAATCCCGTATCAAATCCTACAGTTACATTTTTAGATGACATATCAAATG